GGCGCGCGGGGAGCTGGTGCTGACCGACACGCCGGTCACCGATTACGAGGCGATCCGCGGCGCGCTCAACGCCGACCGGCTCACCTACCAGATCGCGGAAGTCGCGTTCGACCCGTGGAACGCGGTGCAGCTCGCGGTGGAGCTCGGGGACGACGGGTGGACAATGATCCCGTTCGCGCAATCCGCGCGCAATATGAGCGCAAGCTCCAGCGAACTGCTGCGGCTGATCGCGGCCGGTCTGCTGCGGCACGGCGGGAGCGGGATCATGCGGTGGCAGGCAACCAACGCGGTGACCCGCACGGACGGGTCGGGCAACGTGAAGTTTGACAAGGCCAAGAGCGCTGAGAAGATCGACGGCATAGTCGCTGCCGTGATGGGACTGGACCGGGCGCTGCGGCGCTCGGAGCGGGCGCCGGACTACGCGGCGGCTGGATTCTAGGCGAGGGTGATCGCGGTGAACGGTACGGACGACCTCAACCAGCTACGGCGGATGGCTGCGGCCAAGCTCGACTGGCAGGCGGGCCGCGCGATGTTCTACCAGCAGTATTACGACCTGGAGGCCGGGATCATCGCGCTTCTCGACCAGGACGAGCGGCAGGTGTTCCGCAAGTTCCTGGTGGAGTCGGGCGCGAACTGGGCGGAGCTGATCACCAACGCGGTCGCGGAGCGGCTGCACGTCGTGGGCTTCCGGTTCGATGACGACGACGCGGGCGATGCGGCCTGGGCGATCTGGCAGGACAACAGCATGGACGCGGATAGCGAGCTGGTGATGCTCGATTCGCTGGTGCAGGGCTCCAGCTACGTGCTGGTGCAGGCCGACAACGACCAGCCGTCCGGCGTGTCGATCTCGCCCGAGTCCGCGATGCAGGCGACGGTGCTGTACGAGCCGGGGTCGCGGCGGAAGCGGATCGCGGGTTACAAGCGGTACTCCGCCGACGCCTGGTCGTATGAGGAACAGTCGCCGCTCGCCGCGTCGATGAGCAACCGCGTCGAGGTGCTGATCCTGCCCGACCAGATCGTGACGTGGCATCCCGGCGCGGCGCAGAACGACCCGGTTATCGAGCGGAACCCGGCCGGGGTGGTGGGCCTGGTGGAGATGACGCCGCAGCCGCGCACGCTCGGGCCGCCCCGGTCGGAGCTGCACTCGGTGATCCCGTTCCAAGACCGCGTGCAGACGACGATCTTCAACAGGTTGGTCGCGACGGACTTCGGCGCGTTTAGGACGATCTGGGCGAGCGGGATCAAGGTGGCGCGCGACGTGATCAAGACCGACAGTTCGGGCACGGTGCAGCAGGTCGTCCGGCCGTTCGATCTCGGCGCGAATAGGTTGCTCGCCAATGAGAACCCGGACGGGAAGTTCGGCGCGTTCCCCGGCGACCCGCTGACCGGCTACCTCGCGGCGGTCGCGCAGGACGTGGAGCACCTGTCCGCGATCACCCAGACGCCGCCGTGGTACCTGACCGGGACCATGATCAACCTGGCCGCCGACGCGATCAAGGCGGCCGAGGCGGGGCTCGTCGCCAAGGCCGGCAAGCGGGCGCGGTTCCTGGGCGAGAGCTGGGAGGAAGTCGCGCGGCTGAGCCTGGCGATCGTGGGCAACGCGGCATCCGCGGACAGCTCCGCGGAGGTGGTGTGGGCCGACATGGAAACCCGGTCGATCGCGCAGCTCGTGGACGCGCTGGTCAAGCTCGACACGATCGGCGTGCCGCAGGAGGTGCTGTGGCAGAAATTCGGCGCGACGCCGCAGGAGATCGAGGAATGGAAGGAGATCAAGGCGGCCGAGCCGAAACCGCCGCCGCCGGTCGTGGTCGCGCCACCCACCGTGCCGGGCACCGGAGGCGTCCCGACGCCGCCGCCGACGCCGGAACCGGCGAGCGCGCAGTGAAGGGCTACGGGCCGCTCGGTGAGCGGTACCCGGTCGAGCGCGGGCAGATGTGGCGCGCTGAGGGCCACCTGTTCCTGTGCGGGTCGATGTTCACGCTGGAGCCGCCTGAGCGGCCGACGCTGGTCTACGCCGACCCGCCATGGGATCAGGGGCTCTACAAGACGTTCCACACGCACGCCGGGCTCGCGGAGCCGTCGCACCACTGGACGGATCTGTACCGGCGGATCGTGGAGCTGGCCGCCGGGGCGCCGTGCTTCATCGAGGGCTCGCACGCGCAGTACGAGGCCGTGGCGGGGCTGCTCGACGGCCAGGGCGAGACCTACGCGGCGTGGCCGATCTGGTCGTCGTTCAATCGCGGGTGCGTGCTGCACTACTGCGGGCCGCCGGTCCCGGCGGTGCTCGACCTGTCCGCGATGACTGATTATGAGACGCCGGTCGCCATCATGAGCACGTTCCCGCCGGGCATCGTGCTGGACCCGTGCTGCGGTCTCGGGATCACCAGCCGCGCGGCGAAGCGGTGCGGCTGGCACTCCATCAACTTCGAGCTGCACCCGCAGCGGATGTCCCGCGCGATGGCGCAGCTCAGGATCGAGCCTCACCAGGTCGTCGCTGAAGGGACGATGCCATGACCACACCGCCAGCACCGCCGATCCCGGCGCCACCACCGAGCCCGCCAGCGCCGACCCCGCCGCCGCCGACCGACCCGCCGCCGCAGCCGACCGATCCGCCGGTCCCGGCCGGTCCCGCGCTGGAGGCCGCGCTCGCGGACGAGCGGCGCCGCAACAAGGATCTAGCCGACCGGCTCGCCAAGCTGGAGCAGGCCGCGATGTCCGAGGCGGAGAAGGCCGTCGCCAAGGCGCGCGAGGAAGCCAAGGCCGAGGGCCGGGCCGAGGTGCAGGGCGAGACGGCGCGGATGCTCGCCGCCGCCGAGTTCAGGATCGCAGCGGCCGGGCGGCTGGCCAACCCGGAGGCCGCGCTCGCCGCGCTGGATCTCGGGAAGCTGCTCGACGCGGACGGCAAGCCCGACAAGAAGGCCATCGCGGCGCTAGTCGATCAGCTCGCGGTGGTCCCGCCGCCGGGCGGGACGATCCCGGCCGGGCCGCGCGGCGATCAGCCGCCGAACGGCAATGACGACTGGCTGAGGAACGTCGGCCGTCCGCAGCGGCGCCGCTTAGAACGTCGGCGCAGCGGTGGGAGGCGGCTCGGGGTGCAGAGCCGAGGCGTGAGCGGCGGCCTTGGCTTGCGGGACGACCGCGAAGCATTCCGGGCACAGCTCGGTGGGCGCGTACTCGGCGCCGTCCTCGGTGGCGGTCATGCCGGAAACGTCGCCGCCTGCGGGCAGGTACAGCTTCACCGGGACCGTAGATGCTGCCATGACGTGCTCCTTCGTGGGTCGGGGTCAGACACCACGAGCATAATCACGGGGGTCGGCCGTTCGAATCGGCCTGTTCGCAATAGCCTGCTGACCTGCTAGAACTCCTAACAGATCGGCCGGGGGTTAGGACACCTGAGGTGGCGTCGAGGCCGTCAGAACGGCTCTAGCGAGCGCGGACGGGCACATGACCGCAGCGTAAGCGGGACGTGACGGGCCATAATGCCCGCGCCGCGCTCGCCATCCCCCGTCTAGGTGGCGGGAGTCAGCGCCGGGGTCAGCGCCGGGCGGTGCAGCCCGACGCGCAGGATCGCGGCGCGGCCGGTGCCGATCACTTGCAGGTCCGTCCACTGCGGCCGGGCTCGCACCAGGCAGCGGCCGAACAGACCGCGCTGGAGGATCGACACGAGGTGAACGCGGAACAGGCCGAACCCGAAGGCGCGGCGGTCGGAGCCGGTCAGGCCGATCAGAGCCCAGCGGCCGGTCTGGTCGAGCGTGGCGGTGCAGGTCGCGGGATCGACCACGGGCGCACCGACGCCGCTGTGCAGCACGCGGACGGTCCCGGCCGGGCCGGTCAGCGTCCAGGTGTCATCGTTCGGCGTGACCTGGAGGCGGGTGCCGATCCCGCGCACCGGGCCGGTAGCGAACACTGAGCCAGCGGTCAGCCCGGTCCCAGTGTCGGCGTGGACAATGAACCTCTCGGGCCGCAGGAGGAAGAACCCGAACGACGGCGACGGCGACGGCGTGACTACCGGGGTCGTGGCCGTGGGTGATGGCGATGGCGTCCCGGCGGTCGCCGCCGCCGCAGCCGAGGCAGTGAGAGCCAGCCCGGCCGTGAGCGCGGCCAGGACCAGGACCAGGCGTCGAGGGAAATGAAATCGGAAGCGCGTCACAGGTTCGTCCTTTCATCGTGACGGGGTGGCTGGTGGTGGCGGCCTCACGAAGCGGGCCGGTCCTACGGCAGGACCGGCCCGACTAGACGACTCCTAGCATGACTCCGCGGTTTACCTGTCGCGGGTCACAGCTTGACACCGATCCACGGCGCGGCTGATGCTTGGCTCGATGCCGCGCGGCGCGAGGCCAGCGGCAGCCGGTAGCCGAAACCGGGCGCTCTACGAGGCGCGAGGCTAAGGCTCCGGGTCGCGGTGGCGCGATGCCAGCGGGCCGGGGTGGCGCACAAAGCGGCGTGACCAGATCCGTCACGCTGAAAGGCATCACTCCGATGGCACCTCCGCTCGACTTCTCGGGCGTGATCCCGCCCGAGTATTCCACCCAGATCATCGAGGAAGCCGTGCTCCAGAGCGCGGCGCTCCAGCTCGCGAACCTCATGCCGATGGGCACGAGCATCAGCACCCTGCCGATCCCGCAGACGCTCCCGACCGCATCTTGGGTCACGGCGGCGGGCGGCCGGAAGGGCTGGACTGACCTGGCTCTGACCACCAAGAGCCTCCAGGCCGAGGAAGTCGCGGCGGTCACGGCGATTCCAGATCAATATCTGGAGGACAGCTCCATCAACTTGTGGGGCTGGGTCCGGCCGAGGCTCGCGGAGGCAATCGCGCGGGCGCTCGACGCGGCGGTCTTCTGGGGCACGGCTGCACCGGCCTCGTTCCCGGCTGGCGGAGTCAACGCCGTGGCGACTCCGGTCGCGGCGGCGGTTGACGCCGTGGAGACGATCAACCAGGCGATGGGCGACGTGGAAGCGCAGGGCCTCAACGTCAACGGCCACGCGGCGGACCTGGTAGTGCGGTCGGTGCTCCGAGGTGTCCGGGCGAACACTGGCGAGCTGCTGCTGGGCACTCAGCAGGCGGGCGACTCGGTGATCCCGACGCTGTACGGCGTGCCGATCTCCTATGTCACGTTCAGCCAGTCCGGCGGAACCTACGCCGACTACTTCGCGGGCGCCTGGGAGAACCTGATCATCGGCGTGCGGCAGGACATCCGCTACGCGATGGACCCGAGCGCGGTCATCGCTGACGACACCGGCAAGGTGCTGATCAGCGGCTTCCAGGACAACACGACCCCGTTGAAAATCTGGGCGAGGTTCGGGTGCGCGATCATCAGCCCGGTCACGGTTCGCAAGCCGACCGGCGCCGTCCCGTTCTCCAAGGCGTCGCTGAAGCTCAAGGTCACGCCGACCACGGCTGAGGCCGACGACAAGGCCAGCGGAAGCAAGTCGAAGGCCGCATGACCGACCTTCCGCCGGACGAGGTAGACCCGACGCCCGAGCCGCCGCCGCAGCCGTGGCAGCTCTGGGCGCCGCCGCTCGACCCGCCGACGACGGGCGGGCTGCCTGCGGCCTACGCGCAGGCCATCGCGGACGCGGTATGGCAGGACGATCCGCACATGTGCGCGGCGCTCCAGTGGGAGAGCTACGCGGGGATGCTCCCGCCGACCCCGGCCGTGGCGAACGTCTCGACGGGCGCGCAGTCGGTGTCCTACAGCCCGCCAGCCCCGGTCGGGGATTACGGGCTCGCGATCCAGCGCGCGGAGTGGCACAGGTCGCTGGCCAACGGGCTGATCTCGGTGCCGCTCACCGTCCCGGCCGAGCTGGACGTGCCGCTGTGGGGCAACTGGAATCAGTGGTGGGCCGTGGACGTGCCGGTTGTCAACCCGACTGGCGGTGAGCGCTCGTGAGCGTGCTTCTCGCGGCCGATCAGGTGGAGCTGTACCCGCCGGGTACCGCCACCGATGAGCACGGCTGGGCGCTTCCTGGCGACGGGCCTACCTGGCGCGGGCTCGGTAACCTCCAGGCCGACGCGGGCACGTCCGACCCGACCGCCGCCGACCGGGGCGGGCGCCGCGCGGCAGGCGGCGGCGCGGGACCGTTCGCGCCTGCGGCGGTGCCGAAGGCGACTCTCTACCTCCCGCCCGACGCGGACGTGCATGATGGCGGCTCCGCGATAATCCGCGGACAGGGCTGGGTGCTGTCCGAGGCGCGGCTGATCGCTGACCCGACGTTCCCGAGCGGCGGGCTCACCTGCTGGGTTGTCACGCTGACCGGCTGGCCTGCGGCGGTGCCCAGTGGGTTCTAGCACCTTCACCGTGACGCACCCGGAGGCACGTCGGCAGGTCGTGGCCGACGACATCAGGCGCGCGGCCGACGAGATCGCGGCCGACGCCGCGCAGCTCACCTCGCGGCGGACGGGCCGCATGGCCAGCTCCTACCGGGTGGAGCGCGACGACGATCCCGCGTCGGCGTTCGTGACCAACGACACGCCTTACGCGAGGTTCGTGGAGTACGGCACGAAGTACATGCAGGCGGAGGCTCCGCTCGGCCGGGCGATAGCGAGGCATCGCGGATGATGCCAGCGCCGGTAGTCGTGCAGCCCGACCTAGAGGCGTGGGTCTGGGCGAACATCAGCGACCTGTCCGGGCTGCTGTCGTTCGAGTACAGCTCGGCGCAGCAGTGGCCGGGCTGGATCTACGCGCACTTCATCCAGATCGACGCGCGGGCCAAGCGCAAGACCGCCGCCCGCGACCTGGCCGAGACGGTGCGCCAGCGGATCTGCGCGCTGCCCGACGTTCCCTGGCCGGACGGCGTGGTCTGTTACGTGCAGCCGGTCGAAGGACCGTTCTGGCTGCCCGACATCGACGGCGGGCCGCGCTACTGCGCGCGGTATGAGATCCGCTCTCACCCGCCGCGTCCCCCGGCCGCGCGAGCGGCCCATCCCCACCGCCGCACGGCGGCATCCCCCGTTAGGAGCCATGATGGCTGACACCGCAACCCCGACCCCGCCCGCCGGTTCGGTCAAGGACCGGGCCATTCCCAGCCCGCAGGCCGGAACCTACGCGCTCGACCCGGCCGAGGTGCAGACCGGGACGCCGAACGGTCCCGGTATCTGGGTCGCTCCCGCGCTGACCCCGCTGCCAGGCGACACCATGACGCCGTTCGCTACGCCGTGGGAAATCCTCGGGTACCTCTCGGCGGACGGGCCTACGGTCGGGCAGGCGACCGACACCAACGAGCTGATCCCGTGGCAGTCCGCGGTGCCGCTGAAGTCAGTCGTCACGAAGCGCACGATCACCCTCAAGTTCATCTTGTGGCAGATCAACGAGCTGACGGTGGCGATGTACTTCGACGCCGACGTGCCGACTCCTGCGGCCGATGGGTCGTTCGAGATCGACGTGCTGTCCAACCAGCAGCCGCACATCAACGCCATCGCGATCGACGCGCTCGACGGAACCAACGTCATCCGCATCGGGTTCACCCGCGCCATGCTGTCCGCGACCGGGGACATGGCGATCAAGCGCGGCGAGGCCGTGCCGATGGAATGCACGCTCACCGCGCTGGACGACGCCGGGGTCATGGCCAAGGTGCTCGTCGGTCAGAGCGCGTGACCGGGAATCACGCCAACGGGAAGTTCGACCTCGAAGCCGCAGCCAAGGCCAAGGCGGCAGCATCCGAGAGCATGGGCGCCCCGTTCGCGTTCACGTACAAGGGCACCGACTACCAGGTGCCGCCGTCCCGCGAATGGTCGATGGCCGCGCTGGAGCGGCTCGCCAGCGGCGACCTGGCCGGGGCGCTGACCGAACTGCTGGGCGAGGAAACCTACGGCCAGCTCCGCGACAAGGGCCTGACACTGGGCGAGCTGGAAGCGCTGTTCGAGCAAGTCGCGGCGGCGTCGGGGATGGAGACGCTCCCAAATTCCAGGGCGCCTGTGCGGCGCGTTTCGACCCGGACGTAGAAGCCGTCATGCTCGCCGCCTACGGGATCGACGTGCTCGACCCGCAGGTGACTACCCGGCGGATTCACGTCCTGCTAGAACGGCTCCCGCCGTGGTCACGCCTGCCCGGTGAGCACTGGTCGGTGGAGGCCGAGCTGCTCGCGGCGGTCATCGACCATCTGGCGCAACTGACCTACGTCACGCTGAAGGCGGCGGGCGCCAAGAGCGTCCAGCGGCCGACGCCGGTCACGCGGCCGAGGCGCCGGATCTCCGGGCCGCAGGAACCGGCCGAGCGCATCGAGCAGAGCTACGCGCCCGGCAAGGCCGAGTCGTGGGGGGACGCGGTAAAGCGGCTCTCCGTCATGCCGGGGGTGGTGATCGCGGATGGCTAGCTACGCCTACGGCGGCCTCAAGGTTCTCGTGACCGCCGACACGAGGGCGCTGGAATCCGAGACCTCCGCCGCCGCGACCAGGGCGGGCAACAAGGCCGGGGACGAGCTGGCGAAGGGCATCGGCTCGCGGCTGGGCGGCGCCGCGTCCAAGCTCGGGAAGGGCGTAGCGACCGCGCTCGGGACCGGCGTCCTGGCGGTGACGGCGTTCGGCGCCGAGTCGATCAAGGCGGCGGCGCGGGTCTCGGAGATGGGCACGGCGCTCGATGCGCTCGCCAAGGCGAACGGGCTGAGCAAGGAGTCGGTTGACAAGACCGTCGAGTCGCTGACCAAGCAGGGCCTCACGATGGACGCCGCGCAGTCGATCACGGCGGAGTTCGTGAAGTCGCACCTGTCCCTGGCCAGCGCGACGAAGCTGACCACGGTCGCGCAGAACGCCTCGATCATCGCGGGTACCAGCGTCTCGAACGTGATGACCTCGATCACTAAGGCCGTCGAGACCGGGAACGTGCGGCAGCTCCGGTCGGCCGGGATCATCATTAACACGAAGGACGCCTACGCCGCCGAGGCGAAGGCGCTGGGCGTCAAGGTCAGCGCGCTCAACCAGGCCGAGAAGCAAACCGCGATCATGAACGCGGTCATGCAGGCGGGCAGCCGGATCTCGGGCGTCTACGCGGCCAGCCTCAACGATCCGGCGCGGGTGCTGCGGACCTTCCCCAAGATCGTTGAGGAAATCAGCCTCGCGCTCGGGCAGCAGCTTCTCAAGGGGTTCGGGCCGCTGATCGTGTCGGCCGGGAAGTTCGCTCTCGCGTTTCAGGAGGCGGTACAGCCGGGCGGGAAGCTCGCGCCGATCCTGACCGCGATCGGGAAGGCGGCAACCCAGCTCGT